GGCAGATAACGACACGAACGCCGTAAAGTCGATGGGCATGCTTCCGGAAGGTGCGGTGGTCAATCACTACCTTACCGATACGGATGCGTTCTTCATCAAAACTGATGCACCTAACGGCTTCAAGTACTTCAATCGCTCTCCGATTAAGACGGCGATGGAAGGTGACTTTGATACCGGCAACATGCGGTTCAAGGCCCGTGAGCGTTACAGCTTCGGCGTCTCTGATTGGCGTGCGGTCTTCGGTACTGCTGGCGCTGCGTAAGCCCAGCTTTGTTGTTACAATGAGAGGGGCGGCTATTGCCGCCCCTTTTATTTTGGGTTATGATCTATTTGTTTCTGACGGCGCATAATGTGCCGACACTAGCCACGACAGGAGCTCGAAATGGCTAATACAACTTTTAACGGTCCCGTTCGTTCTGAAAACGGGTTTGAAGTAATTACCGTAACCGCCGGAACGGGCGCGGAAACTACGGTTTTTGATGTTGCCTCTACGGGTATTGTCACAGACAAGTTCGTCAAGCACGTTGGTTTTGCCACGGGCGTTACCGTAAACACTACAGCGGGTGACAGCCCCGCAATCGGCGAATTTACCCAGCCCGCCAACACCATAATCACTGACATCAAGATTTTCTGTGTCACCGCTCCAGTTATCGGAACGGGAGATATTGGTTATGAGGTTGGAACGTCTACCTCTGGCGCACAGATCGTAGCGGCTGTAACGGATGAAATCCTTGACGGTGGAACCACTGTCGTTGTCGGCAACGTGACAACTACTACATTGGTAGCAACGACGCAGAGCGCAACCACTGCTCCAGTTTCCGCCCAATATACGTCCGCAGAACGGACCATCTTCTGCAACATCACCAACACGGTGGACGCAACCACAGCGGGCTCTTTTACGTTCATTGTTGAGTACGTGCAGGTCGCGTAGTTTAAGTGGGGAGAGAAAACTCCTCTTCTTAGAAGGAGGTCACGATGGCTGACGCAGTAACATCTCAAACAATTTCGGACGGTCCGAAATATGCGGTGATGAAATTTACTAATGTTTCCGACGGTACGGGTGAAGACGCTGTTACTAAGGTAGATGTTTCTGGTTTGGATAACAGTGCAGATGGTGACACTTGCACGGGAGTTATTATTGAGCGGATCTGGTGGCAGTGCATAGGCATGAAGCTTCAGATATTGTGGGATGCATCGACCGACGCGTTTTGCATAGAGCTTGGTGAGAACCAAAGTGGAAATCACGATTACACTGTTTTTGGCGGTCTTACGAATAACGCGGGAAGCGGTAAAAACGGTGATATTAAGTTTACCACCGTTGGGCACACTTCCGCCGATACGTACACCGTTATTTTGTATATGCGGAAACAGTTTAGCTAGAAGTAACCAGTGGCTCGGGTGGGTGCATCCGGGCCACTCAAACTTCAGGGTACTAATTTATGGCTACAACAAAAGACGCTAAACGTCTGCCTTCGGGTCGAATTAGCTATCGCGGAGAAACTTTTGGGGGTTTTAACAAGCCCAAGCGTACTCCCGGTAAATCAAAAAAAAGCGCTGTTTTGGCTAAGAAGGGCACCGAAATCAAACTGGTTCGATTTGGCGATCCAAATATGTCCATCAAAAAAAACCAACCAAAACGCCGTAGTAATTTTAGGTCTCGCCATTCCTGCGATACAGCCAAGGATAAGTTTAGCGCCCGTTATTGGTCTTGTAAGGCTTGGTGATCCGATGTCCGAGCCCAACCTTCAAGAAATAGATAAAAAAGTCACTGTGATTGAGGCTATTCTCAATCGGCTAGAAACAAATCACATAGCTCATCTTGAAAAAGACGTAGCCTCTCTAGACAAAAAAGTCTGGATGATTTTGGGCGGCATCACTATTCAACTTACAGCCTTGTTAATTGCTGTTGTGGGGGCCGTTTTGGCGTTTATAGCATGACAAGTCGCGTTAAACTGGGAGCCGGAGCCTGTAAGCCCGTAAGGATGCGTAGGGGCGGCGTGGTACGTAAGAAAAAGGGCGGCACAATTTGCCCTGAAGGCAAAGCTTGGGCAAAGCGAACTTTTGACACATACCCCTCGGCCTACGCTAACCTAGCGGCGTCCAAGTATTGTAAAGATCCTAATTACGCCAAAAAATCTAAAGGCGGTAAGCGGAAGGGTCGTTAAATGGGAAAGTTAAAGGAGTGGTTAGATGAAGATTGGGTTCGAATTGATAGCTCCGGTAACATCGTGGGTGAGTGCGGGACATCAAAAGATAAAAAAAACCCTGACAGATGCCTTCCTCGCAGCAAAGCTCAAAGTCTTAGCCAAAGTGAGAGGGCTGCTACAGCGCGTAAAAAAAAGAGCGGCGGATCTAAGGGAAAAACTGTTGTCTCCAATACGAAGGCTGCAAAAGTAAGACGTATGCGAAAGGGCGGATCTCCGGGGGATCTTCGTTTTCACAAAGGTTGCGGGGCGGTAATGGACGAGCGCCGTAAAAGGACGCGGTACGCCTAATGGATTTTTTGGTCGGGCGCGAAAAAGATATTTATATGGAAATAAGAGCATGGTCTAAACACGCTCTTGAAGGGGCTTCTGCCGTCTTTAACAACCTTCCTCCGTGCCCCTATGCGCGAAGAGGTTGGGAGGACGACAAAGTTCTTGTTTTGTTTAAGCACGAGTCTGGATACCAAACTCTTTACAAGATAATTTCAGAGTTTGTAGATCGGTACGATCTAGTGTTGTTGGTGGAAACCGCCTTTACAAAAGAACCCGAGGATTACCACCAATACCTAAGTGATCTAAACGACGCTATTTCGGAAGGTTTTTTTATTGATAGAGATATGTGGGTTATGGGTTTCCATCCATCCGACGATCCATCAGAACAATTTAATGATGGAGTTTTCCATCCTTTGGTAGAAGACGAATATGCCCTTACTTTTATCCAGAGGCTTTCGAAACTGCAACAATCGGCAGACAAGCTCAAGGAAAAGGGGTACTATGATGAATGCGCGGCGGAGACAGACGCTTTAGAGCTTTATCAACGACGAGAACGCCTATACCGGCGTTTAATAGGAGACTAAAATGGCGATGAAACCAAGAGTCAAGTTGGGTCGCGGCGGACCAGTCAAGAAAATGCGCGGCGGCGGCATGGTCAAGAAAATGCGCGGCGGCGGCATGGTTAAGAAAATGCGCGGCGGCGGCATGGTCAAAAAGAGAAAGTGAACTAGCTGATGGCGGTTTCCGGGAGCACCGACTTTGAACTCGATGTATCGGACTACATCGAAGAAGCTTTTGAGCGTTGTGGTCTTGAAGTTCGTACCGGGTACGATCTCAAGACCGCAAAGCGTTCGCTTAACCTTTTGTTGGCTGAGTGGGCTAACCGGGGCCTAAACGCGTGGACAATCGCGCAACGGTCTCAGGCGCTTACGGAAAGCGACGGCGAGTACACCATTGGGACAGATGTTATTGACATCTTATCTGTTGTGGTTCGTCGCGACAGTACCGACTATTCCTTGGATCGTCTTAGTCGGGAAGAGTATCTAAACATCCCCACGAAAACGACAGAGGGTCGCCCATCTCAATTCTTTTTGGATCGTCAGATTAGCCCCAACCTCAAGATCTGGCCAATTCCCGAAAACAGTACCGACGTTCTTTTTTATGACGCGTTAACGCGTATGGACGACGCGGATGCGTTTACCAATACGATGGAAGTTCCCTTCCGCTTTTACCCCTGCCTTGCAGCCGGGCTGGCCTATTACATCGCTATTAAGCGTTCTCCACAACGTGTGCAGCTTTTGAAGGCCGTGTACGAGGAGGAAATGGAGCGGGCCATTCAGGAAGACAGAGACAGGGCCTCGTTTACTATTGAACCCGCTTACCAGTATCTTAGGTAGCCGTCATGCCTAAGTTTGCCACAGGAAAAAACTCTTACGCTATTTCAGACCGCTCTGGTCAGCGTTATCGCTATCAGGACATGCGAAAAGAGTGGAATGGGCTATTGGTGGGCAAGGATGAGTACGAGCCCAAGCATCCGCAACTATACCCATATCCACCCGTTACGGACCCGCAGGCTTTGAAGAACGCTCGACCGGATCGCGTAGAACCTATGGATGTTCCGGTCGGCGGAGGCGGATTTCCCGACCGAGGTGTAGACACGCACCTTGTCTCTAGCGTTGGCTTTGTGACTGTGGTGACGACATGACCTATACCTACTCTGAGCTTAAACAAGCTATTCAGGATTACACAGAAAACGACGAAACGACTTTTGTCAACAATCTGAATAACTTCATCAAAAACACTGAAGAGAGAATCCTCAAAAGTGTTCAACTTACGGTGTTTCGTAAAAACGCCACGGGAACGACAACGTCTGGAAATCAATTTCTTGCGGCCCCCACGGACTTTTTGGCCCCGTTTTCGCTGTCTATTACTAACGGATCCAACAAAGAGTTTCTTTTGTACAAAGACGTAAATTTTGTGCAGTCGGTCAACCCAAACTCGTCTACTACGGGAACCCCAAAATACTACGGTTATTTTGACGTTAGCAATTTCATCTTGGCCCCAACCCCAAACGCCAACTTTACGGCGGAAATTCATTATCTGTATCGCCCCGACAGCCTAACCACACAGGGAGACTCTGGCACAACGTGGTTAAGCCAAAACGCGCCGGTCACCTTGTTGTACGGCAGTCTCGTAGAGGCGTACACTTTTATGAAGGGAGAGCCCGACGTAATACAAAACTACGCCCAGCAGTTTGTTAACAGCTTGGGGCAGTTGAAAAACTACGGCGAAGCCATTGAAGATACCGATGCGTATCGCACGGGTCTAATTGTACGAGATAAAATCTGATGTTTAAGTTTGATGTAAGTATTTCGGAAGAACCTATTGTAACGGTAAAAACCACGGAAAACCGAGGTTTTTCTCCGGAAGAGGTGGCCGAAAGATGCGTTGAAAAGTTAATTTCTGTTTCAGATACGGCTCATCCGGCTCTTCGCGACCAAGCTCATGCTTTCAAACGGCATATGGAAACGGTAGTAGCTTTCTATATGAGAGAGGCCATAAAAAGTGATAGAACTACAACTTACAGCGCTCTGTGTGAGGCGGGGCACCCTGAACTTGCAGAAGCTATAAGGAGGCTCTGATGGCAATTACGCAGGCAATGTGTACGTCGTTTAAGAAAGAGTTAATGACGGCAACACACAATTTTACAAATTCCTCCGGAAATACTTTCCGATTAGCTCTTTACACAAGCTCGGCATCGTTGGCCGCTTCTACTACCGCGTACACAACTTCAAACGAAGTAAGCGGCACCGGGTATACTGCCAAGGGCGCGGCATTGACTAACGTAACTCCGACCAGCAGTGGCACAACGGCGCTGACAGATTTTTCGGACGTAACCTTTTCGTCGGCCACCATTACGGCAAACGGAGCAATGATCTTTAATGATTCCGCTTCGGGAGATCCTGCGGTAGTTATTTTGGCGTTTGGCGGTGACAAGGCCTCTACTGCGGGGGATTTTACCATTCAGTTTCCAACCGCTGATGCGAGTAACGCAATTATTCGTATCGCTTAGTTAGGTCTTATTCATGGCACTGGTTCTTAAAGACAGGGTTAAGGAACAAACCACAACTACTGGTACAGGCACTGTTACTCTTGGCGGTGCCATCAGCGGTTTCGATACATTTGCGTCTGTCGGGAACGGCAACACAACTTACTATGCTATTGTTAGCCAGTCTGCGAATGAATGGGAAGTTGGTATTGGGACGTACACAGCGTCTGGGACAACACTATCCCGCGACACTATCCTTGAATCGTCAAACTCTGACTCGGCTGTAAACTTTTCAGCCGGGACAAAGGATGTTTTTGTTACCTACCCGGCAGATAAATCTGTGTATGCAGATGCGGCTGGAACAGTAAATACAGGTGCTATTGCTGCTGCATCACTTACCCTAACTACTGATCTTGCTGTAGCAGATGGCGGTACAGGAGCCTCGTCATTAACGGACGGGGGTGTACTTTTAGGATCAGGAACTGGTGCTATTACTCCGATGGCCGTCCTTACTGATGGTCAGATGATTGTTGGGGACGGTTCTGGTGATCCTGTTGCTGAGAGTGGCGCAACACTACGCACATCGATTGGAGTAGATGCTGCTGGTACAGACAACTCTACGAACGTCACCCTCGCAGGATCTCTGGATTATTTAACGTTGAGTGGGCAGGAGATTACGCGCGGCGCGATTGTTCTGACGACCGACGTATCCGGCACGCTGCCCATTGCTAATGGCGGTACCAACGCCACCAGTGCAGGGGCAGCACTCACAAGTCTTGGTGCAGCGCCAGCGGCGGGTAGTAGCAATATCGTCACAACCGGAGCTCTTAATAGCGGAAGCATTACATCCGGCTTCGGAGCCATCGACAACGGTTCGAGCAACATCACTACGACCGGAGTCGGTACTTTTGCAAGTCTCGATATCTCCGGGAATGTTGACGTTGACGGAACTTTAGAAACGGACGCCTTGTCGATTGCCAGCACAACCGTCACTTCGACCGCCGCAGAACTAAACATTTTGGACGGTGTTACTGCCAGCACGGCAGAACTCAATATACTCGACGGCGTTACTTCGACCGCAAGCGAAATCAATTTGCTTGATGCTGTGGCACGGGGAAAGATCATTTACGGCAATGCCAGTGGGGCGAGTGCGTTGCTGGCTCCGGGCGGTGCTAATACTGTGCTTACGTCGGACGGAACCGACATTTCATGGGCCGCTGCTGGCGCAGCATCCAGCGTTGCGGCAGACAACATTACTGCGGGCGATGCTGCTGTTTTGCTTACAACTTCGTCGGGTAATATAACTATTGATGCTGCGGCCAGCGACAGTGATATAATTTTAAAAGGTACTGACGGCGGGGCCGATACGACGTTTCTCACCATCGATGGCAGTGCTGCTGGCGCAGCAGCTTTTAATTCTACGGTGACCATGACAGGTCTCGTCCTT